GACAATAGACTTGAGTCACTGAAAGATACTAATGAAAGGCTCAAGCGGATACAGAAAGAGATAGAAGATATTTGGCTTGGACTAGATTCTGTAGCTAACCCATTAGGATAATAAGATGACAAAAACTGAAGAACTTATTGCTCGACTTGAGGGTCACGAGAAAGAATGTCTTGTACGTTACGAAATGATTCAACGTCAGTTGGACGACGGTGTAAAAAGATTTGACAAGTTGGAAAAAATGGTTCTGTCTATCTACCCTTTTATTATTGCTAGTATTGTTGTTGCGGAGTACTTCCGATGATTCAATCATTGATTGGTCCATTGTTCTCCTTGGCTACGGCACACTTGCAACGCAAGGCTGAAGAAAAGAAAGCTATTCATGATCGTAAGATGGTAGCTATTCAGCAGGACGCTAATTGGGAAAACATCAATGCCAGTAACGCAAGTAGTTCATGGAAGGACGAGTGGTTTACTATCTTGTTTTCAATCCCATGTATTCTTGCTTTTTTTCCAAGCATGGTCCCTGTAGTTATGTCGGGCTTTGCTGCACTAGAAGGGATGCCTGAGTGGTACAAAGCTTTCTTAGGCGCTGCTGTGGCAGCATCGTTTGGTTTACGTGGTTTAGCTAATTGGAAAAAATGATGGCAGAAGAAAACGATAAGCAAACATTTACTTTCTTCAAAGGCAAGGAGACAGGCGATCCAAACCTGATGTCTTTGTTTAATCAGACCTCTGATTCTGCACAAGAAGCAACAGTTGAAGATTTAGAAAACTACTTTAACGCTAAAGAAAACGACCAACTTCGAAACTCTTTTGGTTCTTTTGACAACTACCTTGGTTACATGACTGAGCGTGAGCAGTTGATTCAGTCCGGAGAGTACGACGTAGGTAACTGGGGTGCTGCAGAAGACGGTTCTCTTACTGAGTCTCAAAGAATGCTACTAGAGGGTGAAGACCTTACAGTAGACCCTAGCGATCCCCAGCAAAGTGTACAAAACCTTGAATCACAACAACTTCAATTAAAAGGCAACGCTTATAGGAACTGGGAAAACTCAGAAGCAAACCAAGCACTGCTTGAAAAGTACGGAGTAAACACAAAGGTTGTAACCGACAAAGGCACTACCTACCAGTGGAATGGCTCTGCTTATGTAAAGACAGCCAAAGAACCCAATCAAGACGTACTAAACGCAATGAAACTGGCTGCTGTTATTTCAGTCGGTGGACCTTTAGCAGGTAAGATAGGAACTGCTACTGGTGGCGGTATGCTAGGGGGTGCTGTAGGAAACGCTGCAAGCAGTGCATTAACTCAGTTGGCAATGACAGGCGACATAGACCCTAAAACTTTAATTACAAATGTCGTTAGTGGGGCTTTTGGCGAATTTGCTAATGTTGATCCGTCTGACATGAATTCTTTTGAAAGAACTTTGTCTAATGTTACTAAAAACATAAGCGAAACCCTAGGCGTTAGTCAAGAAATGGCTAATAATCTAGTAGGCTCTGTAGCAACAGGAGTTGCTGGGGGCGGTAATGTAGAAGACATGCTTGAGCAGGTCATTAAAAGCTACGGTGTAGACGTTCTTTCAGAAAATATTCAGTTCCCTGAAGAAGGTATAGAAGTTCCTAATATATTTGGAGAAGGTACTTCTACTATTTCAGGAGACGCCATCAATAGCGTAATCGGAAATGTACTTAAAGGCGCAGTAACAGGAAACCAAGACTACGTAGGAATACTAACTGATTTTGCCAAAGAAGGTGGTTTTGACTTCTTAAAGCCTGACGGGATGGGCGCTATTGAAACACCTCAATGGATGAAAGATTTTGATGACGAAGTAATCCAAACTATTTTAGGACCAGCTAAACGAGTAGTAGGGGCTATAGAGGACTTTGAAACACCTCAGATTTTAAAGGATTTTGACGACAACGTAATTCAATCTGTTATAGGACCAATAAAAGACTTTGAAACACCGCAATGGATGAAAGATTTTGATGATGATGTCCTACAGCCAATTAAAGATTCTCTGCTGTCAGGAGGCGGGGAGATGGCCCCAACACGCGGTGGTCGAGGTATGATGACACAGTTTAATCCGGTAGATGCGTCTATTGGTTATACTCCAGTACAGCTACAACAAATGATTTTATCACCACAGCGTGATTACACAAGGGGACTCTTATCGTGACCTACTTAGATTTAATGAACAATGTTTTACGGCGATTAAGAGAAGAAGAAGTCACAAACGTAACTCAAAACACCTATTCAAAGATGGTAGGTGACTTTATCAACGACGCTAAAACTATAGTTGAACAGTCTAATGATTGGTCAGCCCTTCGTGAAACACTTGTTATTAACACAACAGAAGGACTAAACAGTTACCCATTGACGGGAACAGGCGACGACGCTAAAGTCATGTCCGCTTTAAATGACACACAAAACTGCTTTATGTCTTACCAGACAAAAGACTGGTTTAATGACTCTTTGTACATCGCAGGAGAAACTACAGGCGCTCCTAAGTACTACACATTTAACGGTATAGACTCTAACGGCGATACTCAAATCCTTGTAGGCCCTAAGCCTGACGGTGTTTACACACTACGGTTTGATGTAGTCAAAAGACAAACAGACTTGACTAGCAACACAGATAAACTGCTAGTCCCGCATTTGCCTGTTGTTCACTTGGCCCTTGCATTACTAGCGCGTGAGCGAGGAGAAACTGGCGGTACTTCTACTCCTGAGTACTTTGCTATTGCTGATAAGTATTTGTCTGATGCTATTGCTATCGACGCAGCAAAGCATCCTGAAGAGATGGTTTTTAGGACTATTTAATATGGCTCAACCATTACAAAGCATCAATCTTGTAGCCCCAGCATTCAAAGGTGTAAACACCGAAGACTCTCCGCTGGCTCAAGATCCGTCGTATGCTGACGTTGCTGACAACGCAGTTATCGACCGACGGGGACGCATTGCTGCACGTAAGGGTAATGACGTTATTACTACAACTAAGACTGTTTTAAGCAACAACAGTATTCGTGCCATAAAAGAGTTTAAAGATAGTAATGGCAACACAAAGATCTTTTCTGTTGGTAACAACAAGATACTTAGTGGAACCACAACGCTTGTTGACGAAACTCCAGGAAGTTACAACATTACTGTTGACAACTTTAAAATGGTTAACTTCAACGACAAGATTTACTTCTTTCAACGTGGTTATGAGCCTTTGGTCTATGACAACGCAGGAGGCTCTGTTGTTAAACTCAGCACTGTTACGGGCGCAGCAGGTGTTACCTCTTCTATGTACGGTAATGAGGTACTAGCAGCTTACGGTCGTCTTTGGACAGCAGACTTTAGTAGCGACAAGTCTACAATCTACTGGTCAGACCTTTTGATTGGTCATGATTGGTCTGGCGGCACAAGCGGCTCTATTGATATTTCCAAGGTATGGCCTGATGGTTATGACGAAATTGTAGCATTAGCAGCACACAACGGCTTGTTAATTATTTTTGGGCGTACAAGCATTGTTGTTTACCAAGGCGCTGAAGCACCCGCTACAATGGTTCTTGTTGATACAGTGAAGGGCGTAGGTTGTGTTGATCGAGACACTGTACAGCATACAGGTACAGACGTTTTGTTTTTGTCACAGACAGGACTTAAAAGCTTTGGTAGGACAATTCAAGAAAAGTCTATGCCTATCTCTAGTCTGTCTAGTACAATCACAAAAGATATTATTCAGGCGACACAGGCTGAAGGAGGGTTTTTCCGTAGTGTTTATAGCCCCGAAGAAAGCTTTTATCTACTTGCTTTTACAGGCCAAAATTTAATTTATTGTTTTGATGTACGAGGAACACTAGAAAACGGCGCTTACAGAGCAACACGATGGATCAACACCGGATTTACCTGCTTTTCTCGTTTGGACGACGGTAGTTTGTACATCGGTAGTTCCTTAGGTATCGGAGAGTATAAGAACTACAGAGACAACGGCGACACTTATCGCTTTAGATACTATAGCCCTAGTCTTACTTTTGGAGACTCAGCTAGACTAAAGTTTTTAAAGAAAACAAGACCAATAATTGTAGGTGGTAACGGCTATACAGTATCTTTTAGGTACGCCTATGATTTTGAAAACAACTTTAAACAAGTAGCTTTCACAATACCTAACGCAGACGCTGCTTACTTTAACGAAAATGAATTTGGTAGTAATTCAGTTCCTCTTTCAGAATATGCGATATCGTCGCAGATAACTAGCAGAAGAGATTTTAACTCCAGTGGAAACGGAAGTAGTGTCGTTGTAGGCATGGAAGTTGACATTGATGGCTTTGAGTTTTCAATACAAGAAATTAATTTATTAGCAACTGTTGGGAAAACAGTTTAATAAAGGACGATAAATATGATTGGGCAACAACAGCAAAACATTGCTACTATAGGGGCTATTGATCCTAATAGTTTAAACCTTCCCGAATTTACAGGGACTGGTGGCGGCTTTACTCAAGGCGGTGGGTTAAACCTTCCTGCAAACCTTGTCGCTGCTGAAAACGCCAACCTTGTTGATACTTCAGGAAGCCAAGATCCTAATATACTTCAGAGGATAATGGGTTTCTTAGGTGGAAACACAGGTCAAGGCCTGTTAACCGGAGGAGCCGCATTAGCCGCCCTAAATAAAGCCTATGGAGATTTAGGAGTCATCGGTGAACGTGGTCTAGGTTTGGGTGAAGATCTGGCTCAAACACAGTTGGAACAGGCACAATTTCGTCCTTACACTGTTACTTCTGCTATGGGCGGTGGCTTTGGCGCTACTATTGATCCAACAACAGGGCAAGTAAGCACAACAATGCAGCTTAACCCCTTGGAGCAGGCATTTGCTGAAACTAGACTAGAACAGTCTGGAGACCTCTTTGGTAGAGCCTTCCAAGACACAGGGGAGCGTACTGAAGACATTTATAATCGTGCTTTAGCTGCCATAAGTCCTGAAATGGAGCGCCAAAGACTTTCTCAGGAAGAGCGCATGGCTGCTCAGGGTCGTTTGGGCGTACGTAGTAATATGTTTGGTGGTATGGCCCCTGAAGACTTTGCACTAAATAAGGCTCAAACAGAAGCAATGGCTAACGCGTATCTTGGTGCTATGGGCCAAGCTCAGAAAGAACAAGCACAGCAAGCAGCATTAGGTCAACAGTTCTTAGGTGCTGGATATATACCGCAGGCTCAGTTGTTAAACGCTCTGCAACCCGGACAGACTGCGGCTGCACAAGCGCAACAGGCCCGTTTGTACGGCACAGGACTCTTTGGTGAAGCCACAGCATCAGGTATTGACGCTCTGTTGGGATCTGCTGTAGGTAGGGCTAACTTGTTAGGTGCTGCAGGCACTGGACTACTTAGCGGACTGGTTGGATAAAGGAGACTAAAATGGCACGTTTTGGAAAAAGCGTAGTACAAGCGCTGACTCAACCTGCGTTTACACAAGGTTTATTTACTACTGCTCAACAAGTAGGTGCAGCCCCTCGTCTTCGTCAGCAACGAGAGATGCTCAGTAAGATAAACACAGGAACTCCAGAGGGTCTTGGTCAACTAGCTAAGTTTTACCAAGGTCAAGGCGACATGGAAAACGCCGTGAAGT